TGTACGAAAAGTTGAAAACTGCAGCGGCTTCTGCTTAAGATGTAACCGTTAAACGCGAATGGTTACGCCGTTCCGTTATTGGGTTACGCCCGCAAACAGCAAATTCCCTGAGGATTCATCATGGCGACTCTTCGCTCTGATGTCATCATCCCCGAGATTTTTACTCCGTATGTGATCGAGCAATCGACTCTGCGGAACCAGTTTCTTGCCAGCGGCGTTGTGCAGCCCATGGCGGAACTGAATGCAACCGAGGGTGGTGACTTCGTAAACGTGCCTTTCTGGAAGGCAAATCTGTCTGGCGACCTGGAAGTTCTTACCGACTCCACCAGCCTGACGCCTGGCAAAATCACTGCTGACAAGCAAGTTGGCGTGATCCTGCACCGTGGCCGCGCCTTTGAGGCCCGCGACCTTGCTGCTCTGGCCGCAGGTTCCGACCCCATGGCTGCCATTGGTCAAAAGGTTGGTGAATACGTTGCCAACCAACAGCAGGCTGACCTGTACAAGTGTCTGGAAGGTGTGTTCGGCAGCCTGACCGGCTCTGACTCCCCTGCTTTTGATGCTCTGCGTTTTGACACCAGCGGCGCAACTGCTCTCGGCCCCCGCCAGGTGGCTAAGGCTCGCGCAATTCTGGGTGATCAAGGCGACAAGCTGACCGCTGTGGCCATGCACTCGGCTTGCTACTACGACCTCGTGGAGCGCAAGGCGATTGACTACGTGACCAACACGGAAGCACGTCTGAGCACCCTTGCTACCGGCGCTAGCACCATCAACGCTGTTGGCGGTTCTGTGGCTGCTGCCTACGGTGACGTTCGTGTTCCGACCTACATGGGTCTGAATGTGATCGTCTCTGACGACATCAGCAACAGTGCCGGCAACTATGCCTGCTATTTCTTCACCTCTGGCGCTATTGCCTCCGGTGAGCAGGCTGCCATGCGTACTGAAACCGACCGCGATATCCTCGCCAAGTCGGATGCCATGTCGCTGGACATGCACTACATCTACCACCCGGTAGGTGCTAAGTGGGCCGTGACCACCACCAACCCGACCCGCGCACAGCTGGCCACCGTTGGTAACTGGTCGAAGGTGTACGAAACCAAGAACATTGGAATCGTGCGTGCCACCATCACCTCCAACTTTGATTGATAGGAGGAATTAACGATGGCTTCTCAATTTGAGGTTTCTGCTGGCAAGTCCATTGGCTACACCTCCGGTCTCGGCGGTGCTGTCACTCATGCCACCAGCAAGTCCACTGGTGTCACGCTGAACAAGCCCTGTGGCTCCATCACCATGCACAACGCTTCGCTTGCGGGCGATGCTGAGGTTTCCTTCACTGTCACCAACAGCGAAGTGGCCGCTACTGACGTGGTGAACGTGTCCGTGAAGTCTGGTGCTACCACTGGTAAGTACCTGCCTTTCGTGACTGCTACTGCCGCTGGCAGCTTTGAGATCACTGTTTCCAACGTCGGTTCTACCGCTGGTGAAGCTGTGGTGCTCAATTTTGCCGTTCTCAAGTCGGCTGCTGACTGATGAGCATGTTCGCCTTCCGGCGGCTGCGTGAACGTGAGGCTCTGGCTACGGCTGGGGCCTCTTTTTCTGATGCAGAGCCTACGCCTACACTTGAAGTAACAGAAGATCAGCCACTGTCTACCGATGGCAATAACAATCGACGCAACGGTGGGCGGCGCAAACGCCAACAGCTATCTGACACTGGTAGCAGCGGAAGCGATCATTGAGGGTTTTGTTCAGGATGACGATGTAACCGCCTGGGCATCGGCCACCACTGATCAAAAAAACCGGGCGTTGTTTACTGCCACGCAACGCCTTGATCGTGAGCGTTTTCTTGGTGCTCGGGCAACGGATACGCAGGCTCTGCAGTGGCCCCGTACTGGCGTGCGCAAGCCTGATACCTATATCAATACTTATGCCGTCGGCTTTCCATTCCGCATCACCACGGATTATTTCACCGACACCGAAATTCCAACGCAGATCAAATACGCACAATGCGTGCTGGCAACGTATTTGAACAACAATAAGGATGGGATGGCCCTGAGCGGACTGGAGGATTACAAGTCCGTGTCCATTGGCAGCCTTAGCGTCACCACTGCAGGCGCTAGCAGCACAGCCACTGGCGTTGATCGCATCCCGCCGATTGTGGAACGGTATTTAACCGGTCTTAGAATCAGTGGACCGGGCAACATTGCTATTCGCCGGAGCTGATCATGGCTGACTCTGATATGTACAACATTGGTTTTGAGTACATCAGTGATACCAGCGCTCACACCGGCAGGTTTTGGCGGCTCTACGCCCTTGCTGATGCAGTGATCAGTACAGCGACTGTTCAGAACGCCAGCGGCAATACCTTCAGCTCTGTGCCCTTGGCTGCCGGTGATTCAATTGAAGGCGTATTCACAAGCGTCACTCTGGCAAGCGGCAAAATTGTCGCCTATAAAATCTGATCATGAGTGATTCCAACGTTCTCGGTATTGATTACGCTAAAGGCGCAACATTTATTGGCGACAGTACGACGCGCACCGGTCGTTGGGCAGCAATTTATTTCACAACAAATGCCCAAATTGACGCAATTGTTGCGCAGAACTGGGATGGTTCCACCTTGTCTGGTCAATCCATGGGCGCCGCCACAACGTTGTACGGTGTTTTTACAAGCATCAAACTGCAAAACGGTCACTGCGTCGCGTACAAGCTCTAATGGCACTTGCTACTTCACTACGGAAGACCGCTGGTAAATTGATGGCCAAATTTGGTGGCGAAGTCACCATCAGGCGAATCACCACTGGCGCGTACAACCCGACGACAGGCACGGCAACACCAACTGCCTCTGAGACCGTTGTGCGCGGCGTGCTTGAAGCTGTAACTGAACGTGAGCTAAACGACCTAATCAAGAGCACAGATAAGAAGCTGACGGTGGCTGCTGTTGATCTTGCGGCTGAACCCAGCGTGGCTGATCAGGTGACAATCTCCGGGCGGATCATGCAAACCGTACAGGTCAACAAGATTGAACAGGATAATCAGGCAATTGTGTTTGAGATATTTCTGAGGGAATGACATGGCACGCCAGATCAGGATTGGCGAGATTGGTCAGTATGCCGAGGGGCAGCTCAACAAACTGATCACTGCTGCTGTGCTGACGGCTGATGAAAGGCTCAAATTGCAAAGCCCTGTTGATACGGGCCGTTTTCGTGCAAGCTGGGCGATTGGTCAAAACGCTGCACCGTTTGAAGGTCAACCTGAAGGCAGTTACCCAAACTCGCCGCCGCCAGAAGCCGTCAACTACCAACTCGGCAATGAACAGGTCGGGAACGTTTACAGCATCCACAACAACCTGATTTACGCTGAACCTTTGGCCATCAACGGCAGTCGCAAATCTGGTGTACCCGGCGGCTGGGTTGATTCCATCGCCAAAGACATTCAAACTTACGTCAACGCTGAAGCGGACCGGATCGGTCGTAACTCATGAGCCTCAACACCATCCGTTCCTACATCGAAAACCGTATTGCAACGGAGTTTGCCGCCTCGCCTGCCATTCAGGTTGCCTATCAAAACGTTCCGTTCTCTCCGCCCAATAACGCAAGCTGGATTCAAGCCAGCATCATCTGGGGCGATTCGGCATACATGACGATCCTTACAACCTCTACCCGTGGCACCGGGGCAGGCTTTGATCGTCGTAACGGCACCCTTGTTTTCAACGTATTTAGTCCGCGTGGTGCTGGGCCTGGTGCTGGACTGACCATTGCTCAACGCTGCATCAACCTATTCACACGTTTGCAGCTTGAAAATATAAAGTTTGATCCTGCAAATGGTCCGCGTGCCATTGAACCCTCTGTGCCGGAAGGGTTTTTCCAAACGCAGGTAGCTATTACTTTTGAGGCTTACGAGCAAAGCTAGACTCATAACAGCCAATACCGTTCACAACAATGGCTGTCACTGTTTTGTCCGGCACGTCCGGCGCTCTGTATTACAAGCCCGCTGGCACCACCGGTACATTCGGTGAATCTGGCGTAAATGCTGGTACTGACACGATCACTGTTCAGACTTATCTGAATTTCAAGGTTGGTGATCCTGTTAAGTTCCGCGTCGTCAATAGCCAAACCGGCGGCTCTGGCACTGGCACCCTGCCCTCGCCTATCTCTGACGCCACTACCTATTACGTGCTGAGCTACACCGCCTCAACCGGTGCTCTTACCGTATCGACTGCTGCTGGCGGCACCATCCTTGCCATTACCGATGATGGCACCGTGGCTGCACCCAACGAATTCGAGGTGTACTACGCGGATTATGCCGCTGTTGGCCAAGTGCAATCTTGGTCTTTTGAGATCAGCCGCGCTGAAATCGACGTAACCACCATCGGTCAAACCGCCGGTCAATACGCGCCCTTCCGCGCTTATATCCCGGGTTTTGCGGATGGCAACGGTACTGCCACCATTTATGTCACCAACGAAGACAGCGCCCTGTCTAACCGCATGGTGGAAGACGTGCTGCAGCGTCAGCAAGTTGGTTGCGCTTTCAAGCTGTACACCGACAAGCAAAGCACCGAGGCTCTTAGCCGCTCCATCGCCATGGATGCAGTGCTGTTGACCGCCAGCCTGAACATCAATCCCGACGACGCCCAACAGGTTGAAATTACCTTCCGCCCGTCTGGTGTGCCCAACTTCGACTTTGCCACTGCCTGATAAGGTCAGTCGGTTGGACTCCTCACGCCCCTGGCTTGCGCTGGGGGATTTTTTATGCCTAAAGTGATAACAAACGATCTGTTTTTATGTCTGCGCCTACATCGTCAGCCCTTGCCCGTCTGAAAAAGGCAGCCAACCTGACGCCTATTAAGCGTGTGGTGACCTTGGCAAATGGCGATGTGTTTGAGTTTTACGCAACACCGTTGACGATGGCTGAGCGTGAGCGTGCGCAGAAGATGCCTGGCGGTGACGACCCGAATGGATTTGCCTTGAATCTATTGGTTACAAAAGCTGTTGATGACGCAGGGCAACGCCTGTTTCAAGCTGGTGAAATTGCTGAGCTAAAAAACGACGTGCTTGACGCTGACCTTCAAGCCATGATGCTGGCCATCATCACCAACCCTGAGGAAGGCAAAGAACTGGATATGAAAAGCCGTAAAGGCTGAGCTAAAGAAAGACAATCTGCTGTTGTTACAGCTTGGGGTAGCAAAAGAGCTGGGCTATTCATTGGCTCGGCTCAATGCTGAAATCACGCTGGAAGAGCTGCT